GTCGTAGCGGGTCGCCACCGCCTGCATCTCGGTCGCCAGGCTGTGTTCCAGGGTGGCGCCGGCCAGGTTGTTGCTGGCCAGCGATTTGCGTTCCTTGATCGTATTCAGCTCCGCGTCGCGCGCCTGCTGGCTTTGGCTGATCGATACCTCCTGGCCTTCGATCTGCTCTTGCAGGTCGTTGATGCGCCGCGCCTTTGCGCGGGCGGCGAGGTAAGCCTTGTCGCGATCGAGGCTTGTTGGCGGTTTCCTTGCCTCCGGGGTGGCATCTGTCGGGGCAGCCTCCACCTTGGCCGCCTGGCTTTCTGCCCGCGCCGGGGGCATATCGGCGGAGCGCCGCACGGCGCCAGGGCACGGGCGGTCCTGATAGACCATTCCGCCAGGGGTCTTGCACTTGTAGGTCTCCTGGGCGACTGCCACGGTCGACGCCAGAAAGAGGGCGTAAATCAGGGCGGGGCGGGTCATGCGGGGTGTTCTTTCCGATACTCGGCGCAAGCGGCGGCGAGCTGGCGCAGCATGGCCTTACCCTCGTCGCTGCTGGCGCGGTAGTTGGCAATCAGGATGGACTCAAGGTGATTGAGGCCTTCCGCCTGTGGCATGGGCTGGTCGGCTAACAGCCACATCAGGTCAACATCCGGGTTGCTGTTGATCAAGCGCTGGATAACAGCCGAGCTGGGCAACATGGCGCCGCGCTCGATCCGGCTCAAGTCTTCAGTGGAAACCCCAAGACCGGCGGCGAATTCGGATTCGGTGCGCTCGCCACGCAGTTGCTTGATGCGCTCGCCGATACCGGCCACCGCCAGCGTAAAGCTGGCTTTCGACATCCCGGTCAGCACGTAGTCCACGTCGAGCTTGAGGTCAGGGCGCGTGTCGGCTAAGGAACGAAGCTCCTTGTCTGGAAATGACTGCCGTCGCTTGCGCTCCGCGAATGCTGTTTTTGAGAGGCCGAGTGCTGCTGCCACCTCTCCGTCTTTACTGACGCGCAAAGCGAATTTAAGGCGATCTAGCGAATCTGAAAAAAAGTCCATAATTTCCTTGAACTCCGAATTTATATGATCGAAAGTTCATACCGTGCATCGAACAACGAAACAACTTTCGAGGAAATCATGACATGAAAACATCAGATCAAGTCCGTGCTGAATTCAAGGAGGAGGGCATCACCATCACCAAGTGGGCGCAGGACAGAGGCTACCCGCTCAACAAGGTCTATCGCGTGCTCAGCGGCATCGAAAAAGGCTACTACGGCAAGGCGCATGAAATCGCCGTAGCCCTGGGCATCAAACCCGAACCGCCAAAGTCGCGGATTTGATGCCATTCCAGACCACCATCAACAACAGGAGCCACTTTAGCATGAACCCCGACCTCTTTCCCGAAACCCTGCTGGTCAGCCGCCAGGGTGAGCGCATCTACACCACCAGCTTGCAGGTGGCCGAGTTTTCCAGGAAGCGGCACACAGAAGTTTTGCGCGCCATCGAAACCAAGCTGATGGTGTTGCCGGAAGGTTTTCGCCAACGCAATTTTGCGTCGGCGACCTACCTCGACCGACAGAAAAAACCTCGACTCATGTACGAAATGAGCGAGGAAGGTTTCGCCATGACCATGATGGGCTTCACCGGCCAGGAATCCATCCGCTGGCAGGTTGACTTCATTGAGGCCTTCATGGCGCAGCGTGCCGCGCTGGCCCAACTAACCGCCCGCTACGCCCACGTGGTGGATGTTATCCGTCCCAATCTTCGCCCAACCGTTGAAGGCACCGAGGCCGGTCTCAATCGTGCCGCGATCAGCGAGCGCCTGGGTAAGTCGACCTGCGCTGTTACCTACCACCGCAACCAGGCCCGTCGCCTCGGCCTGCTGCCGCAAAGGGCCGCCTGATATGAGATTCCCGGTCGCGCTATTCCTGCTTGCCCTGGTGGTGACCCTGGGCGCCCTGGCACTGGCCTTTGGCGGCCAGGCGCTGACCCTGATCCTGGCCACCGTAGCCTATGAGTTCCTGGCGCCGGCGCTGCGCAACGCGCTCGGAGCGGCGTAATGGAACGCTACCGCAACGAAGCCCAGCAGCGCATTTTCAAGGCGGTGTTCGTGCTCTTCGGTCATGTCATTAACGGCATTCCGCCCAGCGTTCTGGCGCGTGAAATTGGCTGCAGCGCCGCCGTGATGACGCGAGACCTAGCTAATCTGATCATGGCCGGCGTCGTCGAGAAGGTCGAGAGCACCGGCCATTACCGCCTCACCGCACGCCTGCCGCAGCAGTGTTTCAAGGTGATGGCGGCCATTGAGCACGCCGACCGGCGAATCAGTGAGGTGAAAAACAGATTCACTCGCCTGCCGGATTCTCCGGTCGGCCATTCGCTTGACTACGCCACATTTCCGGAACTGCAACACCGTTTCACCAAAAAACCAGACCAAAAGGGAGTAAATGATGATTAAAGGACGCAATACGTTACCGGCGCCAGAGGCTGATCCACGTGACTCCGTCACGCTGGATGCGGAGATCGAACAGAGTATCGCCGGGATCCGCGAAGTCAGCCAGGACCTGGCGCTGGCCGAGCAGCAGCGCGTGGCCAATGTGCGTGCCGTGGCGCAGCAGATCGGCTACCAACTGCCGGGCGACAGCGCCGACCCCGACCTTATTCAGCGCGACGTTATCGGCAACATGCGGCGCACAGCCGAGGCAATGCTGCAGGTTGGCCTTGGCCTGATCTGCCTCAAGGAAGCATGCCGGCATGGCGAATTCATGGCTAGGCTTGATGTTCTGGGCTTTGAGCCTTCTGTGGCGAGGCGTTATATGAGCGTTGCCAAGAAGCTTTCAAATCGTGCGACGTCGCACGTTTTGCTCAAGGCGTTTGACAGCCAGAGCAAGCTGCTCGAACTCATCGTTCTCGACGACGACCAGATCGAGGAACTTGAACTCACCGGCCAGACCGGCGAGCTCAAGCTCGACGACATCGCCTCCATGTCGGTCAAGGAGCTGCGCGCCGCCGTCCGCGAACTCAAGGGCGACATCAAGGCCAAGGAAAACCTGCTCGCCCACAAGAGCGGGCAGCTCGACCAGGCCGCGCTGATCCAGTTGTCGCCGCCCAATGTTCGCCTCGACGCCATGCTGGCCGACGCTACCCACCAGTTGAACGATACCCGGGGCGCCCTGATCGGCCGCTTTTCGGCGGCCATCGCGGCCATCGATGCGCATCACCAGGAGCACGGCGGCGACAGCATGGCTTTCATGGCCGGCCAGGTCGGCCAGTTGCAGGCCGACATCACCGCCTTGCGCGACCGCTACGGCATCCCCGATGTCGTGCCCGCCTTGATTCCGGCCTGGGTCACCGATCCGAATTTCAAAAACTTCGCCAACTGAAAATCGTGGCCCGCAGCGCCGCACTCACCCAGCACCTGGTCCAGGTGGCCGCCGCCACGGCGGCCGCCGGCCACGGCCGCAAGGAAACGATCTACGTTGAAGCCTGTCGCGCCCTGGGCCTGAGTCGCGCCACGCTGCTCCGCCGACTGAAGGAAGTCTCCGTGAAACCACCCCGCAAAACCCGCTCGGATGCCGGCAAGACCCACGTCAGCCGCGACGAGGCCATCCTGCTCAGCGCAGCGCTCATGGCCACGCTGAGGAAGAGCGCCACCAAGCGCCTGCTCTCGGTGCCCGACGCCATCGAGTTGATGCGCGTCAACGGCGAAGTCCGCCTCGCGCGGACCAACCCGGATACTGGTGAAATCTTCATGCTGGCGACCAGCACGGTGATCCGCGCCCTGCGCACCTACCGCCTGCACCCGGACCAGTTGCTCGCCCCGGCCCCGGCGGTCGAACTCAAGAGCCTGCACCCCAACCACGTCTGGTCAGTCGATGCCTCGCTGTGCGTGCTCTACTACCTCAAGGCCGGCAATGCCCAGGAGGCCGGACTGCAGGTGATGGAATACAGCCGCTTCTACAAGAACAAGCCGGCCAACATCAAGCGCATCGAGAACGAGCGCGTCTGGTCATATGAGATCACCGACCACAATAGCGGCGCCATCTTCGTCTGCTACGTCAATGGCGCGGAATCCGGCATCAACCTGGCCGAGAGTTTCATCAAGGCCATCTGCAAGCGCCCGCACGATCCGCTGCATGGCGTCCCCTACATCCTGATGATGGACATGGGCAGCGCCAACACCAGCGGCCTGTTCAAGAACTTTGCGCGCCGTCTTGACATCGAGCTGCTGCCGCACGCCGTCGGCAATGCCCGCGCCACCGGCCAGGTGGAAAACGCCCGCAACATCATCGAGCGCAGCCTGGAATCCGGCCTGCGTTTTCAGCCGGTCGCCGATCTCGCCGCGCTCAACGAACGCGCCGCCCAGTGGTCGCGCTGGTACAACGCAACGCAGATTCACAGCCGCCACGGCAAGCCGCGCATTGAGCAGTGGCTGACGATCACCGAACAGCAGCTGCGCATCGCTCCGCCCGAGGAAATCTGCCGCACCCTGCTCACCCATGAGTCCGAGTCGCGCGCCGTCAATGACTTCCTGCGCGTCTCGTTCGCCGGCAAGGAATGGGATGTTTCGGCCGTGCCCCGGGTAATCGTCGGCGAAAAGCTCAAGGTCACCTACAACCCGTACAACCTGGACACTGTCTTCATTGCCGACACCGATAGCGAGGGCCACGAGCTGCTGCACGCCGCCCCGCTGGTCGTCCGCGGCGCCGCCGGCTTTGCCGAAACCGCTAATGTCATCGGCCAGGATTACAAGCGCCACGCCGAAACCGAGGCCGACATCAACCGCCGTGCTGTTGAGCTGGCCACCTGGGGTGTTTCCACGCCGGCCGAGGCCGATGCCGCCAGAAAATCCAAGGTTCTGCCCTTCGGCGGCCGCATCGACCCAATGAAGGGGGTGAACGAGGCCGATCTGCCAGCCTTCCTGCCCCGCCGCGGCACCGCCATGGACATTGCTGCCGTCGCTACCCGTCCGGAGCGCATCTTCACCCTGTTCGAGACGGCCACCGAGCTCTCCCGTCAGGGGCTGGCGATGGATGCCGACAAGAACCGCCAGGTTGCCGCCTGGCATCCGGACGGTGTCCCGGAAGGCGAGCTACTCGCCCTGGCGCAGCGCCTGACGGTGCGCGCCGGTCTCAAGGTTGTCGGCGCCTGAGCAAGGAAAATGTCATGAACCTCAACCAGATTCTTCGCCGTCACCGCATCACCCAGATGGCGCTCGCCGCTGGCGCCGGCCTCTCGCGTGGCGTTGTCTACCGCCTGCTCGCGCATGGCGAGTGGCCGCGCCGCGACCCCGCCGCCCGCGAGCGCGTCGGCGCTTTCCTGCAGGCAAACGGTATTGACCGCCGCCTCGCAACCGTTTTGATGTCCGGCGAATCCGGACATGAAAAGGCCCCGGACGTGCTGACACACGCCGAGGCCAACCCTGAAGCATCCATCAACGAAACCCAGGAGGAATCCATGTTACTACGAAACGAAAACCTCACGCCTGCCACCCGCCAGCACTTCGGGCTGCCGCGCAGCCCATTTGTCGATGACGTGACAACGCGCGACGATGTGTTTTCCAGCGCCGCTACCCGCTACGTGCGCGCCGCGCTCTACGACGCCGCGCTCAACCACGGCTTCATCGCCATCATCGGGGAATCCGGCAGCGGAAAGTCAACCCTGGTCGAAGAGCTTGAGCAGCGCATCCTCGACGAAGACAAGCAGGTCATCATCATCCGCCCCTACATATTGGGCATGGAAGAGAACGACACCAAGGGCAAGACCCTGAAGAGCAGCCAGATCGAGGAAGCCATCATCCGCACCCTGGCCCCAAGCGCCACGCCCAAGCGCACGCCGGATGCGCGCGGCAACCAGGTTAAGCAACTGCTCGTCGCCAGCCGCTCCGCCGGCTACAGTCACCTGCTGGTTATCGAGGAGGCGCACTGCCTGCCGGTCGTCACCCTCAAGCACCTCAAGCGCTTTCGCGAGATCAAGCGCGGCCTGGCAACGCTGCTCGGCGTCTGCCTGGTCGGCCAACCGGAGCTCGACAACCGTTTGTCCGATCGCAATCACGAAGTCCGCGAAGCCGTGCAGCGTTGCGAGCGCATCGAACTGCCGCCGCTCGACAACGACCTCGAAGCCTACCTCAAGCACAAGTTCGAGCGTCTCGGCGCCAAGATCGGCGACGTCCTCGCCGCCGATGCCTGCGACGCCCTGCGCGCCCGCCTGATCCGCCTGCCGCGTGGTGGCAAGGCCAGCGACGCCAGCAGCCTGTGCTACCCGCTGGTCGTCAATAACCTCGTCGCCCGCGCCATGAACGCCGCCGCCGCCGCCGGCTGGCCGAAGGTCGATGCACAAGTGATTGGGGGGTGCTGAGATGACTACCGCTAAAGCCCTCTACCACGACTGGCGCGATCTCTCCGCCACTCGATATGCCATGCTTGCCGAATTCGATAAGCAGGCGGAAGACATCCGCAAGTGCGTGCACTGGCTGACCGCCCAGGACGTCGCAATCCTCGCTATCGACCTGCGCCGCAATCGGCGCCAGCCGCACATCCAGGTAGCTGCAGCAACGCTGCTGCATCGTCTGTTCGGCGAAGACTGCGCCACCGTCGAGCGCCGCCAGGATGGGGACAGTCTGGTCTACACCTGGGCCGCGACGCGCTTCGACTGCGCCATCCGCTGGGAGGAGTTCGCATGAGCGCCCTCCGCAACCTGGCGCGCCGCGTGCGCCGCTTTGACAACCGCGTGTGCCATGCCTTCGACCTCTGGGCGAGGCTTGGATTTAGCTGGCGTCAGGCCTGGGACGTTGCCGGGACGTGGTTCTGATGTCCAGGCCAATCACTGCCGACAGAGATGCCGGCCGCGTTCTGATCGCCCTGCGCCCGGGCCGCTGGCAAGCCAGGCGCTTTACGAGCGCCTCGCCAACGCCAGCCATCCCGCAGCTTGATAAACCAACCAAGGAGACTTAAGTGCCAACCGGAACCAATATCCCATACCGCCAGGAAGAATTCCTGGCCACCATCAAAGCCGCCGGCCCGGGCGGGATAACCCGCAAAAAACTGGTCGAACTCTACGCCGGAGAGGCCTTGACAACCACGGTCGACAGGTGGATACGCCGTATTGCGCAAGCCGTGCCGCCGGTTGTCTACTGCCCGCGCTACGGGGTGTTCGCTGCGCTCACGGCGCCAGAACATGCTGGCGAAGGCTCCCAGCTGGCCGCCGATGTCGACAATATCTCCGCCGCGCATGCCGTCAATGGGACGCCGAACGGCTTCGCAGAACTTGAAATCATCGACTTCGACCTGACTCCTTACCCCGAAGAAACAAAGGCTTCGGCAGGCTGGGTCGAGGCGCTGCGCAAATCAGCCGTAGCGAACAGCGATTCTCTGAGTGACATAAATCTGAACTATCCGGATGAAATCGAGTTCGCCATTTTCAGCTCAGGCCTGCTCGAAATTTACAGCATGGATAAAACCATATCCATCTCCGCGCCGGTGCTTTCCAAGCTGCGTCGCTTCCTCGGCCTTTTCGCGGAGGAAGCATGACCTCCACCGCCCTGCGCACCCCGCGCGCCAATGGGGCCAAGTCAAGGCGCCCCGAGCGCACGTCGGGAATCATTTCCGGCGGGCTGGAGCACCAGATACTACTGGCCCTGCGTGCGCCAGGCGGCATGACCAGCGACCAGGTTTATTTGCGCTTCGGCCACCCGTCGACCGCAATGTGCCGCCTGCGCCGAGGCGGGCTGATCGTTACCCCACCCCCTGGATACAAGGGCATGCCAATTAATCTGACCGCTGCCGGGCGCGCCCTGGTCGACGCCGACGGACCGCTCGCCCGCAGCAAATCTCTCATCACCTACTGCCAACTTTAGGAGCTCGACATGGCATCCCCCAAGACCCGCATCAAATCCCGCGCCGCGACCATCATCGTGCCACAGAGTCGTGACGCCGCCGCCGCTGCCGTCGCCACCATCGGCCGCATGCAGCGCGACCTGGCGCGCTTGAACGCCAACATGAACGACGAACTGGCGACCGTCAAGGAGCGCTACGAGTCACTTGCCGAACCGCTGCGCCTGCAAAGCGAAGGCCTGACCTCTGGCGTCCAGACCTGGGCCGAAGCGAACCGGGAAGCGCTGACGCAAAACGGCAAGGTCAAGACAGCCGCCCTGACCACCGGCGAAATCTCCTGGCGCACGCGCCCGCCCAGCGTCCGTGTCACCGGCGCCGATGCCGTGCTCGACACCCTGCGCCGCCTCGGCCTCGCCCGCTTCATCCGCGAGAAGGAGGAGGTGAACAAGGAAGCGATCCTCAACGAACCGGAGGCCGTCGCGCTCGTTCCTGGCATTGCCATCAGTCAGGGCGAGGATTTCGTCATTTCACCGTTCGAGGCCTATCTGAACGAGGACGCGTAATGGCGCGCCTCTACACCAAGGTCAAAATCTATGGTTCATGGGCAAACATCGTCGTCTGTGACGAGGAGCGCATCGAGGCGGTAAAGGCCGCCTGCGAGGCACTGGCTGCCGAGTCGGTCGTGAGCATGGCATTCAAGATCGTCGATGGTGTCGGTGATACGCGGCAATACGCCTGCCTTCCGGCCCTTGGCGCCCCGCATGATGGCTGGCATACACCGCATATCAGCAAATAAATCACTCCCGAAAGGAGACCGTAGCATGAATCAAATCAATCTGATTGGAGCCGCGACATGAGCAAGAAAAGATCTGGCATCCGCCTCCTTGAGCGGCAACTAACGGCCTTGCGCAGGATCACTGTAACCCAGCACGAGGCGCTTCTGGCCATCCGCGCTGCGCTGCTTGAGGCGGGAGAGGTGATCGATGAGGCCATGGCCATCAAGAGCGAGGTGATGGATGCCCTCGCCGCGGGGCCTCGGAAATGAGCCGCCTGCCCTTGCCCCAGGATATCTGCCGCTGTCTCGGTCGCGAAAGGTCCGCTGACCGCGTCGCCCCCGGCGTGCTTGGCGCTGGCTGCAAGCGCTTGGATGCCTGCGCCCGTCACGTCACCATCCGCTGGGACCGCTTCGACGGCACCCTGCACGTCGCCGATAAGATGTGTCTTCCCGGCGGGAGCGAACATTTCATTGCCGCCTACGCGGAGGGCCAATCATGAGCCTTTCAGAATCCGTGATCCCCCTCTCCAACGCCCAGCAGTTCGCCATCGGCGTCGCCGCCGAGGAGGCCTACGACAAGCTGCGCTTGCGCTTCGGAGACAGCCGCCTACTGGCCAAGGAGCTGCACAAGCTCGCCAGAGAAAGCTTCTGCGAGGGATTGCGCCAAGTGACAACCGAAACACAGGACAACACGCCATGACACCCGAAGTAAAACGCCGCCTCTTTCCCCTGCGCGCCCCGCGCTTGCAATCCCGCGCCTTCCTGCCGTGGCACATCGTCGCCGCCGCGGTCGACGGCTATTTCGAGGCGTTTTTTATGCTCCTGCCGCCACCTTCGGCGCCGACCTCGCCGGTGGGTGATGTCCTCAATCATCCCGGAAACCCGCGCCGCGGCGATTCATTGTCATGACCATATCCATGGAATCCAGCTTGCGCCGGCTGCGCGCCATCCGCCACTCGGCTGGCGCCCGGCTCGATGATGCCGATTACCGGGCCATCCTGATGCGCTGCGCCCTGGTTTCCAGTTCGACGCAGATTAAGCACCCGAGTCAGGTAGATGCGGTGCTTGCCGAGTTTCGCCGCCTTGGCATCGGCACCCCGGCCCCGCGCAAGCCGCTTTCTCCCCAGCAAAAGAAAATCTGGGCACTCTGGCAGCAGTTGGCAGATGCGGGCCTGGTGCACGCGCGTGGGATGTCCGGGCTGCTCGCCTTCGTCAAGCGCCAGACCGGCGTCGACGCCCTCGATTTCATGACTGGGCCGCAGGAGCTTCAGCTAACCGAAAGCCTCAAGCACTGGCTGTCGCGCCGCGTCAACACGGAGGCAGGGGCCGGCGGTGGCTGATATATCCATGTCAGACCTCCTGGCCATGCTCGAAGCCGATCTGCCGGACGGTCTTAACGAGACCCTGCGCGAGGTCGTCGGCTGCCTGTTCCTGCACCTCGCCGAGGATGATGAGCTAGTGGACAATCTCGGTATTAAACGCCTTGTCGAGCTGGCTATTGGCCAGATGGATCGCCTCAGCCAGGATATCGGCGGGGCGACCTTCTACCTTCCAAAGGGCATCGGTTGCAAGCTGAGCGCCCGCGACCTGATCATCGGCGAGCGCTACACCGGCCGCAACAAGCACCAGTTGGCGCGCGAGTACGGCGTCAGCGACATGCGCATTGACCAGATTTACAAGCGCTGGCGCCAGGCGCAAATCGCCCTGCGCCAGGGCGAGCTCAATATAAGCCCGTCGGCCTGAGGCCCCATCCGGAAAAGGCGCGCCACAGGCGTTTTTTTGCCACGCTAGGGCCAACGTACCGGCAGCGCGTGCACAATCGATTGGGTAGCGGTTTGTGCACTGTTTTTGGCCAAGTTACAGTGGTTGCCTCGCGCCACCTTCCCGCTCCCCCGAAAAGAAGTAAAGCGCTTTACCAAGGCTGACTCCGCGCGCTAGCGAATAATCGGGTCATGCCTCCAGCACAGCTTCCCGCCCATATTGAAATCTTCCGCGCCGGCCGTCACATCGACGACGCCGGGGTCGCCCACGATTTCTCCGCCGCCGACCTGGCGACGACGGCGGCCATCTATGACCCGGAGCTGCGCGAGGCACCACTTACCGTCGGCCACCCGGCCAGCAACCTGCCGGCCTATGGCTGGGTAAAAGCGCTGGCCCTGTCCGGCGATGTGCTGGCCATGAATCCGCACCAGGTCGAACCCGCTTTCGCCGAGATGGTGCAGGCCGGGCGCTTCAAGAAGCGATCCGCCTCGTTCTATCCGCCCACCAGTCCGAGCAACCCGACACCCGGCAAGTGGTACCTGCGCCACGTCGCCTTCCTTGGAGCCCAGCCGCCGGCCGTTTCCGGGCTCAAGGACATCCAGTTTGCCGAAGCCGACGCCGAAGCTGGCGCCGTGTGCTTTTCAGAAGCCGTTACCACCCCGTCCACACCCCAGGAGATCACCAAGATGGATGAAGAAACCAAAGCCCGCCTGGCGCAAGCCGAAGCGGATACCGCTGCCGCAAAAGCCGCCCAGGCCACAGCCGAGGCCGCTGCTCAGGCGGCCAATGACCAGCTGGCGCAGTTCGCCGAGCAGGCCCGCAATGGTCGCCATGCCAGCCATGTCAGCTTTGCCGAAACGCAGGTCAAGGCCGGCAGGTTGCTGCCGAAAGACAAGGAAACCACCGTCGACATGCTCGACCAGATGGCCGATGCACAGCCCGTCGAGTTCTCGGAATCCGGGGTCGGCAAGAAGGTTTCTCCGCTCGACTGGCTCAAGGGTCTGATCGAAGGCGCCAAGCCGGTTATCCAGTTCGGCGAGTTTGCCGCTGGTAACGGCGCCCGCGAGTCGGTCAACGGCCTCTCGGACGCCGAGGCTGATGAGCGCGCCAAGGCCTACGCCCGGCAGCACAACGTCAGCTACGCCGAAGCCATTGGCCGTATCTGCAGCTTTACCGCCTGAACCGTTCTCCCTGAAAGGACCGCTCCATGATGACCCCCTCCCAAATCCGCCTCGCGCAAAACCCTATCCTCTCCAGCCTCTTGCTGGGTTTCGGGCAGGGCACGTTCGTCGCGGAGCAGCTTTTCCCGCGCTTGCCGCAAACCCTGTCCGGCGTCACGCTGGCGCAGGCCGGCGACGAGCGCCTCAAGAAGTACAACCTGCGCCGCGCCCCGGGCGCCGCGACCAAACGCGTCGACATCAACTACGCCGGCCAAACCTACACCGTCAAGCAGTATGCAGTCGAGGTGCCAATTCCGCGTGAACTGGTCCGCGAGGCCGACGAGTCGCGCCGCCTCAATGTCAGAAACCATCTCGACATTTCGCGCATTGCCATGGTTACCGCCAACGACATCCTGCTCCTCGATTATGAAATCGAAGTGGCGACCCTGGCCACTACCTCGGGCACCTACGCGAGCGGCCACGTGACCGCGCTGTCCGGCGCCACCAAGTGGAGCGCCTCGACCGGCACCCCGGTAACCGACATCCTGGCGGCCAGCGACACCATCCGCAAGAAGATCGGCAAGCGCCCGAACAAGCTAACCTTGTCGGCAGACGCCTGGACGGCGATCCGCGTCAATGCCGAGGTCAAGACCTACCTGTCGAGCACCCAGCAGGGGCCGGTATCGCTCGATCAGCTGAAGAGCATCCTTAACCTGAACGAGGTCGTCATCGGCGACGCGGTCTGGATGGATGCCGCCGGCACCGGCGCCGATGTCTGGGGCAACAACGCCATCCTCGCTTACGTCCCGACCATCGGCGGCGCCGGCAACGACATCAGCCTGGCTGAACCTGGTTTCGGTTTCACCAACGTCATGGAAGGCCACCCCTACGCCGAATCGCCGTACTACGACAACAGTACCAAGTCGTGGATCTACGGGGCGACCTACGAGCGCCAGGCGAATGTCGCTTACAACACCGCCGCCTTCCTGTTCCAGAACCCGAAGTAAGGAATAACCATGGCCCTTATTGCAAAAGTGACCGTGCTGACCATGGTCGGCGGCGCCCGCAAGGAATTCCAGCCGGGCGAGGAATTGCCCGATCTGGCCCCGCACGACGTGGTATCCCTGCTGACGATGGACGCCATCGAGGACACGGCCGAAACGGCCAGGGCGGACAAGGCCAGGGCTACGGCCGACAAGGCAACGGCGAAGGAATTCGCCAATGCCAAGGCGGCGGTGGCGGCCGACAAGGCCTCCAGCGTCTAGCCACAGAACTTGAACTCATTTATCAGGAGAAAACACCATGGGTAAACAATACGACAAGCAACACGCCACCACCGTGGTGGCTATCGCCGTCCTGGCGGCAAACCGTCTCGTCAGCTTCGCCGGCGACTATGCCTCCGGCACTGCAGGCGCGGGCGGCACCACCGACGCCTGCGGTGTTTCGGAGAACAGTGCGGCCATTGGCGATGCGGTTTCCGTGATCACCGGCTATTCCGCCGTGGTGGAGGCTGGCGCTCCGATCTCCGCCGGTGCCTTCATCAAGCCCGGCACCAGCGGCAAGGCGGCCACCGGCAGTATCACCGACAACTGCGCCGCAGCTAGCGAGGGCAACAACGTTGTTGCCCTCGCTAGCTGAAAACCATTCGTCATTCATCGGATCGAAGAGTATTTACAGCAGATTTTGGACTTGACTCCGAACGAGTACTCGACCGCATACTTCACAATGATCGTCGCATCCGACTTGAAACCCAATTTCGATTTCTGGATGTGCTCGACATACGTGTAGTCCCTATCAACCTTGGCAG